AGCTGGCATTCCAGATTTCTGATTTCTTTCTTAGCATCCATATTTCTTGCTTGTTGTTACAATTCAGTTATTTCTTGCCGTTGGGTTTACTCCAATATTTTTCGTATTTGGTCAGCCATTCGGCCTGCGACTTCATGTCATTTCCGCGCCACGACCCGCCGCAATAGTGGATGTAACATTTATCGAGGTCGGGATAAAGTCGTGCGGTAAGTGCTGGTTTGGTGTTGATGATGTCTTCGAGCAGGCACGCGCCTGTGTCATACCAGTTCGCAGCGTTTGCCATGCCACCTGGCTGCAATGCCCATGAGCGCAGAGGGTCGTAATACTTCGCACCGTGCTTGGTGAGCAGTGGAACATTCATGTAGCATAGCCACGGCAGCAGGCGGTCGTGCTCTTTGTTCCGGCCACGGAACCATTGCACCTTGCCACAGGCAGCGTACTGCTCATCCCACAGGAAGTCGAACGGCTTGGTGATGAGCACGTCACTCTCCACAAGGATGAATCCATCTGTGAGAACTCCCCAAAGGTATTGCACCGACATCATGTGCTTCACGCTGCCATAGTTGGACATTTTTGCCATGTCCCAGCATTTTTCCGGGTACAATATCAGCTCTTGGTCGAAGTTCACCAGCTGCTGCTTTCGGTTGTTCAGCACCTTCACACCCTTCATGCGCTTGGCAAATGGTCTTTCGTCGGAGTTGTCCATCACCGTCACAGGCCAGTCGCATCCCACCTTGCGGATGCTCAGGATGCACGCCTCTGTCAGTTCGGGGGTGTTGTAGTGGACTATTGCGATTTGTTTCATGCTGTTTCTTGATTAGGTTCTGCTTGTGTCTGCTGTTCTCCAGATAGTTTCGGGCTACCGAGCTCAGCCAGGTTTGTGCTGACGTAGATAGTGTCGCCACCTTCCACGGATGGGCGGTCGTACTGGGCGCGGATCTCGTTGACCGTAGCGGCACCCGTCTGCAACTGAAGCTGGTCAACCTTTGCCTGTGCCTCCTTGTCGAGACGCAAGAGCGGTTGTTCGCACATGTGAATGCGACGACTGCCGAAGTCTTTTCTGCTCAGCAGCTTTCTGTTGAACTCCTGCTCCATCTCTGTGATGTCCGGCTGCACGGTGCGCTGTAGGTATTCCAACGTGGCGTTGGTGTAGGTGGTGTAGTGGCTGTTGGTGTCGAGCATCAGCAATGGGCGCGGCGTACCGAAGTAACGGGCCACATCGTCAAGTCCCATGTTCATGTGTTCCATGAGCTGCATATCCTGGCTGGTCATGCTGATGTTGTGGAGAGCGTCAAGTCCACGAATGCCGATGATGTCCTGCTGGTAGACTTTTTCATTCAGCTCGGCGGCATACTTGTCGATTTCGCTCTTGTTCAGCATTCCGAATGCGAGTGTGCCCGCGCCCTGTGTTGGCTTCTCTTCACCAATGATGAGTTTCACACGACCGCCCTTGGCGGCTGTCTCCAGCGACTGATTGCTTTCGGTCTTGATGAGCGACAGCGTGTCGGCAGCATACTGAATGGTGCTGATTCCCCAGAAGCCGTCGTAATAGCGGAAGGTGTTGGGGAAATGAAGCACGTCACTGCGCGGTGCGTCCACCTTGAACCGCACGCCATTCTCTTTCAGGTAGGTCAGCGCATAGGTACCCGTTGCCTGATTGTAACCTCCGCATTCTGCCAACCATAAGGCTACAGGATCGCCAAACACGTCGCGCTCAATATACACGAAGGCGTTACCCATCAGCAGCCGTCGGATGACCACCTGCTCAATAAGCGATGCCGCACTGCTGATTGGGTTGGGCTGAACCTGCAACATATAATTGATGTTGCGACCATTGCCCCACATGTCTGGCACGAAGTTACCACCTTGGGCATTCATCTTCTGATACTGAATGGCAAACTGTGCCTCCGTCTTCGCGCGAAGTTCCACGGCACGGTACACGGCCGAGACGGTCAGCGCAAGTTGCGGGTTTCTCACCCGGACAACCTTTTCCTCGTAGGATGCCGCCGTTGTCACCGCCTGATTGCTCGGTGCTTTCGGGTCGGTGGTCGCCGGTACAGCCTCACGCCTGCGAAACATGTTTGCAAAAAATCTGTCCATATTATTTCTTTTTTATTCGTTCACGATCACCTGAGCCTGGAACTGGATGGTGTTCTCAATCTTGTCGGCATGGAAGGTGTCACCAAGTATCTGGTAAGTCTGACCCTCGTAGACAATGCGGCTGCGATTGGTGATGATGTTGTTCCATCTCATTCGGATGATCACCACGCCATAGACATCCAGGGCACCGGCATTCATGGCACGCTTGCCGCGAGCCCAATCAACGCTGGCCCACACGCAGCCGACCTGCTCCCATTGCACGCCCGCGCCGTCCTTGCCCCACTTGGAATCAGTGGATTCCTTGCGGTTCAGGATTTTCACGCGATGCTTCAGTATGTCTGTTGTGTATGCCATGTCGTATGCCTTTTACTTTTCAGAGATTTCAATGTGTGAGGTTTACCAGCCCCACCGTCAGCTCATGCCACGCGATGAAGTCCAGCAGGAACAAAACCCCTGCAACTATCCACCCCTGCACCGTCTGCAATATCCCCAGCAGCTTCACACCAATATGTTTCAAAAATACCATGTATCTCATATCAAATCAGCAGCATGATTCCGCCACAAATCATCAGCGTTAATATTCGGTTGTCCATTATGTTGTGTATTCTGTTAAATTAGTATTCACAAAGTATTCACCTTCTTTAAAAGCCTTAATAGCGACAAGTTGTGACAATCTTACTTGTTCGGTTGTGCCAACGACCACGCCAGTACCAAGATTCGGGCCAGGCACATTGATGGAATCGTAATTGCTATTATCCACAATAGACGAAGCATTATTAACCGACATAGGTATTCCAATTTGCTTTAATATCCACATTGCAGTCACATAAGCCTGCATCATACATGGCAATCCCTCTTGTGCATGAGTACCATCGGGAGAAAGATGTCCTCTATCACCGAGTGAATCAAGCGTAGTAGATAGTGCTCGATATATAGCAATGCCCGATGGTATCATATCTTCGGCAACTGTTTCTTTGAGTAGTGTTGCGTTTCCGACTTTAGTCCTCTCAAAAATTACTGCTGGTGTATCTCTTTTCGGTTGATGGAAAAGAGTTACAACCTTAAATGGATAAGCATAATGATTCTCTATATATTCGATTACTGAATTAAATACTGATACATTAACAGTTTCCTGATAATTGAAATACTCCTGAATGCTTACTATATCAAACTTGTATGTGGATAATACGGAAGCCATTGTAACACTATTGTTAAAGTTAGCCCAACTCGTGCCATCTTCACATACTGAAAATATATCACAAGCCACGTTATTGTTAAAGTCTGCAAGTTGCTGACTTAACGTGTACCCTCCGTTATACCAAATATAAATTTTGAATTTCAAATCTGGCGCAAGTTCTCGTAACAATAAAGGAACATAAGTTACAGCATCTTGCGTAAGAGAGTTACCGATAAAAAGAATTGAAATTTCTTTTTTGATAGAATTTTCGTTAATCTTTTTTTCTATAGCCATTCCACTACCTTCTATTTCAACAATAGGCATTCCTACTCCATATCTATTGTTAACATAAACGTATTTGGCATTACTTGGAACAGTGACCTTCTCCCTTGTTAAAGTAACTTCTATATTTGCGGTATTTACAAATAATTGAGAAATAGTTACATTCTCTTCATCTACAAATACCACTTTATAATACCCAACAGATTGAGAATTCCAACTCGTCGTAACATAGATATTTTTAAATTCTGTTACATCATATTTACGACAAGTTGCATCACTGACTGAAGAAAAAGCACCATCGTGGTATTCCTTTCCAGCATAATTTTCTACAGCATCTAAAGAAAATAAAAAATCCTTTTTATCTACCTTCTCAGCAATCTTATTTTCTCTTTTTATTCCTTTTAATCCAACCGTTATAGAGCTGTTATATTGAGTTGACCAATATAATTTCTTAGCACCTTCTGGAACGGGATAAATACGAGCGGTATCATCTTTGTTATAAAGAAAATCTCCAACCATTATATCATTCTCATCAGTAAAGAATGTCTTCGCACCAGCTGGATTTGTATTAGTAGCTATTTTGAAGGTTATCTGCAATGCAAAATAATCAGAAATATCAATGGCAGGCCAATACCTAAAAGCGCCACTACCATGTACTGTTATGTTTCCATCTTCATAAGTATAATATCCTTTTGTGGACTTACCTGCGGAGATACCAATTGCATCAGTTAAATTGAAAACAGCCTCTTTAATTTCACCGAGCTCTGTCTGCATTATTGGCAATATCTCAGTAGACTTTGTTATCTGTATATCAAAGTCTTCATGCCTTGTAGAAACGCGAATATACTTTACTCCAGCAGGAACAACATAGTTTATAGTCATAATTGAATCATTTCCAACAATAGACTCTCCTAAAATAGCAGAAAGTGTCTCTCCGTACGCGGCAAGAACAAGAACAGCAGAACTACCCAATGCTTTTGTGTGTATTACCTGCCCTTCTGTGACTTGAATAGCATCCGAATAATGATACGCGCCAGTGACTTGGCTTAGAGTACCATCACTACTTTTTACATAACCATTATTAATGTTTGTAGAAACAGTTTCGGTTGAATACAACTTATTTGATAGTTCTTTGACATTTTCCGATTGTTCATCAATAGCTCCTTGTACATTCCCAGATGCAAGTCCACTTTGTGAATTGTCATAAGAAACATTCTCGGCTTTCCTATTTTCAATATTTTTTACCTCCAGCGCACTCGCAGCCGTTGACCCATTCCCAACAATATACGCATCACAATTCCCGCTCAGTGAGTTAGTGAGCGAGTTAGTGGTGTCAACCAGCCACACCTCATCAGCCGCGAGAATGGTGTTCGCCTTGCTTCCGCCCGTCTGAATGGCCCGAAGGTTACAACGGAAAATATCTGAAACTTTACCTACTACTTGTCCCATAACTATAATTAAAAATTGATAATTAAAAATTGATAATTAACTCGTTGCGCCACCTGCATCATACGGGATGAGGTTCTTGGTGGCAACTTCCAACCCATTGTAATACATTTTTGCATCCGGGAATCCTGAGTTGCCCGCTTGCACACTCACACCAGAGCTATCGACAGTGACACTGCCTGACCTCCCCTGAAGGACGGCCATTGTGTCTGTCAGCATCACCCAAACATTGCTGTTGTTCGATGCTTTGATCAGCACGCCGCCGGAGCTGCCGCCGCTGTTGTGGACTGATGAGTCTGCAACGTTCAGCGATGCCTGGACATCGCTGGCGAGGTCGGTCTTCGGGATTCCAGTCAATGGCTTCTCGTACTTCGACTCGTTCAGCATACGGCCCATGTTGGCTGACAGTGCCGACGACGCGCTTGTGCTTTGCAAGTTATCGACAACCAGCACCTCTTCGCGGATGACATCGCTTTCCAGACTTTCGCTTTCCTCAGTCAGATCAGCGTAATCACCGCTTTCACACTCACTCCACGGTACGAGCTCCACGAAGTTGTGAATGTCCACGCGCAGCTGGTTCTCTTCACCATAGTTTTCGTACAAGATGATGCTGTAGCGGCCGATGTCCTTCTGGTCATCTCCCTGCCACGTGAAGGTCACCACGTTGTCTATGGCACCAAACTCCATGATTTCCTCTCGCCCTCGCGGATGTACAAGCACCAGCGTCAGGTTCCTGCCTTCGAGCGACTCCGGCTCGCCATTGGTCAGGATTGTCCAGGCATACGTTCTTGTCACGCCTGCAACTCTTCTGATATAGTCATTGCAATTCATTTCAGAGCTTCACATAAGGTTTTACTAACAATTCAAAACTATACGGCACAATGCTCATGTTCTGAGGTGACACTGGCGAGCGGTGCGTGTAGCTCACGTCAACCAGCATGAGCGATGCCTGGTACAGTGCCGACGGCACCTCGCCATAGGTATCTATGAGGTCGTCATACGTCCGGCTGCAAAGATTCAGCACGGAATCCTCGGCTGCCGCTCCGTAGAGTTCCAGCAGCTCATCCTCGCAGTCGAAGTCGATGCGCGAGTGCTGCTTGATGTAGTCGATGGTGAGCCATTTCATGCGTCACCTCCCTCTCCCGCACGGGAGCATTTCGTTTTATCCATGATTTCGCATTTTTGTCTTTTTTCTAAACATCTGACAAAAATGCCGCTGGGGTTTACCGACAAAAAAATGTGTCGGAGTGATGTGTTTTTCAAAAAAAGCCGAACCTCGCGGCCCGGCAATCTGCAATTAATACCTATAAAAAATGAAACAAAAGACCCGCCGGTCTAAAAGAATACTTCCCGAAAAGAATGTTATGAAATTATGAAAACAACAAAATAATCATTTTTTTCTAAGCCTGATGATGAGGGAAACCACAGAATACACCAGCCATCCACCGAACAGCAGCACAATGAATGTTCCGATGTTCATTCGGTAACGCTGCCACCGCGACATGGGTTTCTCTACGGTCACCCTCTCGCCCTTGTCGTAGTAGTACACGGTGTCGGCATATACTTCGCGCAGCGTGTCGTGCACTACCCTCTCGCGGTATTCCACGCGCCATCGGTCGCGGTCGCGGAATACGGTGTCACCGCGCTGGTACTGGTTTACAAATACTGAGTCAGTCCTGAAAATGCTGTCGTGGATGAAGTTCACCCGATACAGCGTGTCGTGCACCGTCTGTTTGTCAACGATAACCTCGCGCTGGGTGCGGCAACTCGACAGCAGGAAGCACACGGCCAGAATGATTAGCAGGATTATGGTGCCGAGAAAATGGCAGAGACAACCAGTTTGCGGGTCTGTCTCTCCTTCTATGTGATAGTAATTATCCATTAATATAACCCTTTCCCAAAGTAACGGTCAGATTCCCACTGTCTGCGCTTCACGAGCCCTGGCAATACACGCCCATTGCTATATACCCACCGCATGAACTCCCGTCGGATGTCGGCTTCCGGGCGGTTGTTTTTAATTTTCCTCAGCAGCGTGGACGTGCGCAGGTTGTTCAGCCCGAGGTTGAAGGCGAAGTCCACAAGAGCGTCGAACTCACACTGAGTGGCCGACGGCCGGAGTTCCATCACACCCAGCTCGAAGCGTTTCAGGTCTTCGCGCAGCAGGGTGTCGGCCTGCAAGGTGGTAATGCGGTCGTCCTTCTTAACGCCCTGAGTGTGACCGTAGCCGATGGTCCACACGCCAGCCGGACACTTATAGGCCCGAAGCCGCAGACCCTCGAACTCCTTAATCTTGCGGATGAGTATTTCAGATGCTTTCTTCATCTTTCTTCTTTCTTGGGCATTTCACCACCGCCTTAGCTTCCACGTTTTCCAATGCCGCTACGGGCACACGAATGGCGCAATCCTCGCGGCCGCAAAGGAAAGGGCGCATGGCTTCCACAATGCGGCCGTTGCGGGCCACGTCAGCTTTCAACAACCGAACGTCTTCCTCCAGCTTGTCCTGACGGTCGCGCAGCTCGTCGCGCTCGTGGCGCAGGTGCTTGCGGTCTTCCTTCAGCTCGGCGATGTACTGCTTCTGCTCTTCGGCGTAGGATCGCTGTTCCTCGCGGTCGGCCTTCATGTCGGCCAGCAGCTGCTGGTATGAGTCCTGTATCTCTTTGGTGGCACTGGCCGCACTCTGAATGGCTTCGTACTTCGCTTTCTCGGCCTCTGCCTCCTTCTGCTTGGCTTCAGCTTCGGCCTGTTCAGCCTCCGCCTTCGCCTTCTTGCGTTGGTATTGCCACGTGAAGAACACGCCGATGCCACCACCACTGAGCAACAGCGTCAACAGTGTGATAATGTCTGACAATGAAATCTCCATAGTTATAAGTTTATGCTTCACTTTTCGGGCGAAACATTCCACGAGGTTTACTCCGAAAATGCCTTGGCCAGCTTCAGGTCAATCTTGTCGCGCTCCTTCCGCATGAGTGGCCAGATGTTCAGGTGGTAGGCCGCACAGCTCTCGATGTTGGAACCGGGCGATTCCCGCCAACCTGGTATCTTGTAGATGTGGTCACAACCCATCATCAGCCATATATCATACAGCAGGGTCAGGTTGTAGCCCATCAGCTTGTAAAGCCACGGCCAACGGCACGGAGGCATCTTCGTAGGGTTCACCACCTTATAACCTTGCGCCTTCAGCAATTCCTCGGCCTTGGCAAAGTGGGCCAAATACACATCGCGTTCAAGCCCACTGATTCTGCCAGATATATACACCTTTTTCATTGTTCCTCGGTTTTGATGAAATTCTCACGCGGATTCAACATGATAAACTCATGCTTAACGTTGTGATAGGCGAGGTTGATAGATCTAATTTTCTGCTCGATTTCCTGATACTCAATCGACAGCGCAGACAGCTGCTGATTGATAGCACGCTTCTGGATGTTCAACAGTTCATTCTGTTTGGCAATTTCATGCTTGCGGTTAAAAAGCGGTTCTTTTTCGAGGTACTGCTCTTGATTCATTTGTTCCATGATCTGCTCAAACTGCATTTGGTTTTCCAGTTGGCGCGGCTGGTACTTAGCCATGATTTCGTCTTGTGTCATAGTTTTGGTTTTTAATTAATAAAAATAAAAGTGAGGCACCTATACAGGTGCCTACTTGCTCCTAATCTTCCACGCAGAGTTTTTCATCGGTGTAGAAGTGCATCTCTGTCACTTCCGGGCGAACCTTGCGGAAGTCGCAGAACGCTTTCGCACAGGCGTGCATCAGCTCCGTGCCGCCGTCTCGCTTGGCTTCATCCTTGCCCATGATAGCATTGTAGATGATTTCCTCGTCGGTCACCTTGAACTTCACGCAGCGGCGTTTGATGCTGTCGTCATCGTATTCGTCCTGCTCGGCCCCCATCTCGGCCAACTTCTCAGCGTGGGTCTTCATACCCTTTTCGGCACGTCTGCGCTCGCGGTCGATTTCCTCTTCTACGGTGCTCTGACATGAGTAGAACAGCGTCGGGTCATTCAGTCCGCCGTCGGCATACCCCCAGGCAATCACGTCGCAGTAGTTGTGGCATGCCCAGTTCTCGGCATCGGGGTCGTGCTTTAGCCCGAAGTAGGGCGGATTGCCATCGTCATAGTTCTTGGCGCGGACGATGTAGCCGGTGTCGATCTCGTCGTAGCCTACGTTGTTACGTGTCAGCACCAGCAGCTCCTTGTTAGGGTCTGCCTTCTGAAGTTTCAGCCCTCCTGGGTCGGTGCGCAGGGTTTTCTCTTCTCCATTGATGCTTACTCTCAGGTTGCCGTCAAAAGTTACGCAACCATGATACAAAGGCTTGTCGGCCTTCATGTTTTTCTTTTTTGCCATAGTGTTACTATTTTTAGGCGTTAATACTTTCTTGGGCGGGTGTTTCCCGCTTGCATTTATCGGGTACAATGCCCGTTTGGGTTTACTCGTCGTCGATGCTGCCGTCTGGCACATAGTCGCTACCTTGCGTCACGATGATGCGGGCAATCTCGCGGCAGTATTCCTCTGCCACCTTGTGCGGGTCTTCTCCATTAGGCTCGCCCAGTCGCTTTAATCGTTCTTTCCACTCGGGCACCGTCTTCTGCAAGGCATCCTCTGCCCTGAACACCGCAGGGATGATCTGCTCAGCCCAGCGGTCGATTGCTTCTTTGTTTGTCATTGTTTTTCTCAAATTCTTGCTAATTCTTGCAACACTTGCAAGTATTACTCACTCACCCTCCCCTCGGTAATATCGAACCCGTGCAGGGCATCTTCCAGCGCGTGAACGATGTCTATCTTGTGCGTCGGCACGGGACCGCCCTTCACGATGCGGCGCAGGTCGCTGTTGCCCATCTCCACCGCGCAGTTGCCGAAGCACCAGGGGATGAGAGGGTTCGATGAAAATTCTATCCACGGGTCGGGGCGCAGGATCATCTCTTCGAGGTGGCCGATGATGGGGTTCTGACTCATGGCGGTCTGCGAGATGGGCACCACCATGCGCTGAATCATGTCGGCAATGTCCTTGGCCGAGAGGTCGGTGCGCTGCTTCTGGAAGAGGGTCTGAAGCCAT